TGTGTATAAGAGACAGACACAAGGAATGTATATAAACAATCAATAAATAAGTTTATTAATTATTTAAATAACAAAGAAATTTCTGATATCGATAAAGATGTCATGATTAAGTATAAAAATTATTTAGATGAGGTTAGTAAATCAATAAATAGTAAAAATTTGTGGATAATATCATTAAATAAATATTTAAAGTGGCTTGGTTATAAAGATTTATGCCTACGACAATTCAAATATCAAAAAAAATACTTTAGCATTAATGCTATGACTCATGCTGATTTTAAAAGATTTTTAAGAAAAGCAAAAGAACTAAATATGTCCCAAGACTATTATATTATCAAAATTTTAGGAATGACAGGTATAAGAATAAGTGAGCTAAAGTATTTTACAGTAGAAAATCTAACAAAAAAGAATAAGAACATTATTAAAATTAAAAATAAAGGAAAAGAAAGGGATGTTATAATTCCTAATTCTTTGGCTAGGGATTTAAGAAAATATTGTAGAGATCAAAAGATTAAATCTGGAACCGTGTTTCCTTCTCCTAAAATTGCTGGAAAAATGATAACAGAAAAAACAATTAATATACATTTAAAGAAAATTGCTGGTGCTGGAAGAGTTTCATTGAAACTAGCTCATGCTCATGCATTTCGCGACTATTTTGCAATTTCTTTTTTAGAAAAATATCCAGAGAACTTTATGTTTTTAGCAGATTTAATGGGCCATAGTTCCTTAGAAACTACGAGGATATATACAAGATTAACAACAGAGGAAAAACAAAAATTAATATCTAAAATACATCCTTAATTATCCCGTTTTTTTCCAAAAAAACATTCTTAAAATTTCAAAAAGTAATCTAATAAAAAAAAGTTCTTAGAGTATTGAATTATAAATGAAAAAAACATTTTATCCACAGGTAATATAATTATTAGGTTATTTTACCTTAATTTTTACACATCCCCCAGAAAGGAAAAACATGAAAAAAGAAAAATATGTAGTTAAACATAAAGCATCTGATATGTATTTAACAGATGGCTATTATAAATCATTAAGAAACAGAAGTTTATTTTTGAGTGATGCACATTTATTTAGCGCATTTGAGCTAAAATTAGCGAGTAGTACTGTTTTAAGAAATAAAGATAAATATATTGTATATAAATATAAGCAATTAAAAGATAATGAAAATATTTTAGAAAAGGAGTAATAAATATATGTTTAATTTTAGAAGAAATAATGAAGAGAGAAAATTTAAAGGAAATACAATTTATGTTTTAAAATATGATGATTTACCTATTGAAAAAATCTTAGATATTATTGTAAAAAATATAGAATCTTACACAAGATCGGAAGGAAAAATGCCTGATAAATTGAGAATTAGTTATGAGACATATGAAAGGATATTAGCTCATAATAAAACACTTATCGAAAAAAAAGATGGTAAATATTATACTTTCGGAGTGGAAATAGAGGTATAGAGTATGAAAAAGTGTATATATATAGTAATTTCTGTTATTATCATTGTTTTTTTAATACTTATATTTACATTAACTTATGAAACAGTGAGAAAAATAAGTTGCTACAATCTTCCGCCAAACGAATTTTACCAAAATGATTTTTGTGAAGTGTATAGGAAATGATACAGAAAAATATTTTTTATGAGATGGATAAAAAAAATAATCCAGATCATGTTGCCACACCAAGATATGTTGTGGAAGACATTTACGACTTGATAGATATTAGTAGCTTTAAGATGATATGGTTTCCCTTTAACAATTACGATTCGCACTTTAAATTAAGGGCTGATGAATTGAAGCTGAAATACAAAGCTACGCATATTTTTGACGACTGTGGGAACGACTTTTTCAAGACGTTACCACCTGAAAATTGTGATTTACTAATCAGTAATCCACCATTTGGCCAGCAAAATGATATCATCAAAAGAACAGTTGAACTAATAGATAAAGGCCTAATAAAATCGTTTTGTTTATTATTACCACTTTCAACATTAGAGACACCGACAAGGGCTGAAATGTACGAAAAATATATAGATAAGTTATCAATTATTATTTTCAAAAAAAGAATTAAATTTTTAGGAAAGAAAACAAGTTTTAACAAAGGGTGCTGTTGGATTTGTTACAACATACCGAAATTAAAAAGACAATTGTATTGGATTTGAGGTGATTAAATGAAATTAGAAGTAGGAATGTTTGTTAAATATACAAGGGGAGCAATTAACGGATATGTACCACCTAGAATAGCTAGAACAGTAGACTGTTCAGATAATGAATTAATAAAGATTGATAATGGTCAAGTTATATTGCGAAGTGATGTTATTAAAGCAAGACATAAAATAATAGATCTAATAGAAGTAGGAGATTATGTTAATGGTCTGAGAATAAACAGTATTACAGAAGTTGATGAAAATCATGATGTTAGGCTTGTTTGGAATCTAACCACGTATGGAGATGATGATATATCATTTTCCAATGAAGAGATTAAATCAATAGTAACAAAAGAACAATTTGAAAGTATGAAGTATGAGGTGGACAGATGGTAGGATATATTATTTTAGGAACCGTGTATTATCTTGTATCTACAACCATCTTTTTTATACTACTTACCAAAGAAACAAGATATGGACTAAATAGTACAGGAGTAAAAATTGCTATGATTCCAATAGTTAGACTGACTATTTATATAATAATAAAAATTGGGAAGTGGTTATCAAAGTGAATAAAAGTGCAAGAGAGATGTTTGAAAAATTAGGATATTATTACAGATATATTGAAGGTGATTGTAGTGAAGATGTTATTCAATATCAAGACTTCGGAAAGACAGTATTGCTAAAAGGAGATTCGGCAAAATATATTATCCAATTTAATTTAGTGAGTAAATGCATAATAGCAACATATCCGATATTTATTAACATTGAACTATTAAAGGCTATAAACCAGCAATGTAAAGAATTGGGGTGGTTAGATGAGTGAAGAGGATTTAAATGTTAAATACATACGAGAAAAAACTGGTTTAGTAGAAAATGACGAGTTAATACCAATCATATTAGAAATGATAAAAGATAGCTATAAAGCTGGTTTATGCCAAGCAGAATATGATAATACAATGGGCTAATGGAAGAAAATCAAGAATTAAAGAAGCAACTTGATAATTATAAAAATAAATATAAAAATCGTTTGAATAATCAATTGGCTGAAGGGGTAGAGCCTGATTTCGAAGATTTTTATCTTGCTGAAACGGAAGGAAAGTCTAACGAATATGATGAATTAATTATTAAACAAAAAGAGTTTATAGAGTGGTTAGAAAAAGAAACAAAAATAATAGAAAATAAATTAAACAAATATAACGAATTGGTTAAACAAGGTAAAGAAACGGATATAGAATATTATTTGTCAATAATTGATGAAAGAATATTTGATATTTATGGAAAAATTTTATCAAAATATAAAGAAACAATAGGAGGTAACAAATGCTAAAGATTAAAGATAATAAATACATAAAGCATTTTATAACTATAACAAAACACAAATGGTATGTAATGAGGTTTTGCTTTAAATGTGGTCTTTATAGAAGAGGTATATTGCATGATTTGAGTAAGTATGGTTTGACGGAGTTTTTTGCTAGTGCTAAATATTTTCAAGGAACAAGCAGTCCAATAGATGCAGAAAAAAAAGAAAATGGATATAGCATCGCATGGCAACATCATAAAGGTCATAATCCTCATCATTGGGAATATTGGATAGACAGTTTAGGAACACATAAGAATACACCTTGTAAAATACCTTATCAATATGTAGTTGAAATGATATGTGATTGGTTAGGAGCAGGAATTGTCTATTCAAAGCAAAGACCTAACTATGATAAAGGATATGATGAACCCTTAAAATATTATAATAAATGCAAAAATGAAAGAATATTTCATAAAGAAACACAAGATTTAATTGAATATTTTTTAAACGTAATAAAAGAAAAGGGAATAAACGAATTTTGCAAACAAACGAGAAATTTATATATTCAAATTGTAGCTGAATATCAAGATGTTTATGTCCCTTAGTAGAGAGGAAATAAAAAAATGAATGATTTATTATTTACAGTACTTCTAGATGTTTTAATCGAAAAGAATATTATATCAGAACAAGAACTAAAAGTAAGAGTTGCTCAAAAACAAGTTGAAGTTTCAAATAAATCAAATGAACTAATAAAAAAAGAAGTTGAGTATTTAAAAGCAGAATTAAAAAAAGAGCTCTATTTAATAGATTAAATAACTAAATAATGAGGAGGAAAAATGAATGTAAAAGAAAAATTAAAACAATATAGTGATGCAGTTACAGAAATAAAGTATTTAAAGAATAAACTAAATAAGATTCGTAGTAGAGTAAATTTATTTAGTGTTGTGGAAGAATCAGCTAAACATCCACCGTTTCAAAAACATGTGATTACTATTTGCCATACTAATCCTAGTAAATACAAGACATATTTATATTATGAATCATTATTAAAAAGTCGATATGAAAAACTATCAATTTTAAAACTAGAAATAGAAAAGTTTATAGATGAACTTCCAACACCGAGATTACGAATGATTTTTGAATTTAGGTATATAGAACAGTGTTCTTGGCAACAGGTTGCTTGGAAAATTGGTGGAAATAGTACAGAAAACAGTGTAAGAATGGAACATGATAGATTTTTAAATAATAGATAAATATTTGTTCATTTTGTTCGTTTTGGATATGTTAAAGTATTATCATGGGGAGATTGAAGAGAGTTGAGAAACTTTCTTTTTTTATTAAGAAAAGAGGGATTGAATGAAAATAAAAAATTTTACATTTGCAGAATTAAAAAATGCATTTAAAGAATGCAAAGAATTAGAATTGCCAATTTGCGTGGCTATCAAACTACCAAATCAAAAAGATCCGGAATTAATTATTAACGGAATTGATAGTCTGGATAATAAATTAGATTATTATAAAAAGACATATGATGAGAAATTAGTGCATAAAAACAATAAAGATATTAGAATTTTATCAGCATTTCCTATCAGGTTTTTCTATGATGAAATCGACAAAGCAATTGCAGAAGATACAGAATAAAGAGCATAAAATAAATAATTTATGTTCTTATTCTTATTTTATGACTCATAATTGCTATGGTTGTAAAAGAAGTCGTATGTGTGATGAGTTAGAGGAGAAACATAATGACACAAAAGAGAACCAAAATAAAGTTAGGAAGAAAGTTAAAATATAAAAGTGCACAAGAGTTGGAAAATCATATTTCTAATTATTTTAAGAAATGTCAACATGAAAGACTTGTTCCAGGAATATGTGGGTTAGCTTCATATTTAGGAATAACAAGAAAAACTTTATTAAACTATGAAAAAAATACAGAATTAGAAGATTACGCTGATGTAGTACAAAGAGCAAAAACGGAAATAGAAGCATATAATGAACAAATATTATATAGTAAAAATAATTCTGGTGCGCAGTTTATATTAAAAAATAACTTTGGGTATAATGCTGAACAGAAAACTCATAATATTAATGAAAATGTAGATATTCCTTTTGAAGAATATCTAAAAGAGGTATCTTCTGATGAAATCTATTAATAGAAAACTTTATATTGAAAAGTTTATAAAAATTGTAAATAAAGATGGAGAGCTTGTTTCATTAAGGTTTAATTATGCACAAAATAAATTATATGATGTAATTAAAAAACAAACAAAAGAAAATAAGCCAGTACGAATAATCATTTTAAAAGCACGACAGATGGGAATTTCAACATGTGTAGAAGCTATATTAAATACTAATACTATGCTTAATTTTAATATGAAAACAGGTATTATAACTCATCAGTCAAGTGCAACTGCAAACCTATTTAAAATGAGTAAAATAATGTATCAATCATTACCTAGTAAAATAAAACCTCAAGTTTTAAAAGATAATCAGAATGAACTTGTATTTAATAATACAGATAATACAGGTTTAAATAGTGAATTAAAATGTATGACAGCAGGTTCTTCGGGCGTTGGGCGTTCAGACACATATAAACAGCTACATTTATCCGAATATGCATTCTGGCCTGGAGATAAAAAAGCAACTTTAAATGGTTTGCTACAAGCAGTTCCTAACACTCCTAATTCCATAGTTATAATAGAAAGTACAGCTAATGGGTTTGAACATTTTAAAGAATTATGGGACGACGCAGTTGCGGGAAATAGTGATTTCATTCCAGTGTTTTTTCCTTGGTTCAAAATGCCAGAGTATAGAATGCAATATGATGGTTTTTCTCTAACGGAGGAGGAAGAGGAGCTAAAAAGAATATATGATCTAGATAATGAACAACTTAGTTGGAGAAGATGGTGTATAAAAAACAACTGTAGCAACGACATTGATATGTTTAAACAAGAATATCCGTCAAATCCAGAAGAAGCTTTTTTATCAACAGGAAAATGTCTATTTAATAAAGAACAAGTGATCAATAGAATACAAAAGTTGAAAGCCCCTTTAAAAACAGGATATTTCAAATATAATTATAATTCTGAAAAAATAACTAATATAAAATTTGTAGAGTCTGAGTCTAAACCACTTATCGAAATATATGAAATGCCAAAATCTGGATATCCTTATGTTTTAGGTGGTGATCCTGCTGGTATAGGTACAGATTCTTTTGCTGGAGATGTCATAGATAATACTACTGGCAAACAAGTGGCAACTTTAGAAGTTGAACTAGATGAGACTGAATTTACAAGGCAGATGTATTGTTTAGGTATGTTTTATAATGAAGCTTTATGTTGTATTGAAACAAATTATTCAACATATCCTACTAAAGAATTATTTAGGCTAGGGTATACTAAGCAATATTTAAGAACTATTGATGATATTATAGATGTTAAAATTCAAGATAAATTAGGATTTAATACAAATAAAGCAACAAGGCCAGTAATAATATCTGAGTTAGTGAAATTTTTCTCAGAATGCATTGATTTAATTAACTGTAAAAAGACATTATTACAAGCATTAACTTTTATAAAAAGAGAAGATGGAAAACAAGCTGCAGATGATGGCTATCATGACGATAGAATTATGTCTTTAGCTATAACACATGCGGCAAGAGAACAACAAAGTTACACAAAAGAAATAGTAAAGGAAGAATCGAATATGACTCTTCCTTTTGCATTACAAGATGGTACAACATCAGATAATTTAGATGATGATGAAAATGATATAGGATTGGAGTGGTAATATGATTATTTTGTTAATTATAATTATGATACTAAATATATGTAATTTTTTTATGCTATACTTCGCCTTTAAAAATATTATAAAATTCAAGAATTTCTTATTTGAAAAATATTCAAACATATTCAATTCTATAGTCGATTTTGATAAAAATATAGTTAATCAAAGTGAAGAATTAAAGGATATCAAAGAAGATCTAGAAAAATTGTTGAATCAAGAAAACTACATACCAGATTTAAGCAGTAATAAGATTCTAGATGAATGGTTGAATGGTGGTGGTAATAATGAGTAATCAGGCTAGTATCATTTGGAACCAGTATCAAAATGGTTTGAACTACATGGATAGGTCTGGTTTGTCAAAAGAATGGGACGAATGTGAGAAATTTGTCGAAGGTAATCAGTGGGGAAAAATTACTAAAAAGACAAAAAACTTACCACGACCAGTTATAAATATTTGCTCTATGATTGCTGAAAATAAAAAATCGGGAATATTAAGTGAAAAGATAAAATTAATATATAGCCCTTCTGAACTTTTTGGAGAAAAATTAGAAATTGCTACACAAGGTGCTAATATATTTACAAAATTTGCTGACAATATTTCAAAAGAAATGAAATTAGAAGATCTTGATGAAGAAGCAATTGATAATTCCACAAAATTAGGGGCATATATCTATCATTTCTTTTGGGATAATAATGTTATAGGAGGAATGGAAACTCCATATGTTGGTGGATTAAGAGGCGAAATTCTGCACCCTAAAAATGTTATCGTTTCAAACGCAAGAGAAAAAGATATACAAAAACAAAAATATATAATAATTGCTTCAATTGAATCTTTATCCAGTGTGAAAGCTCTAGCTAAATTGAATAAAGTTCCAAATGTCGATGAAATAGTGGCCGACCATGAAATAGATGATGAAGCAACAAGAGAATTAGAGGTTTGTACAGTACTTACAAAATATAGTAGAAAAAATGGTAAGGTTGTGTGGAGTAAATCAACTAAGAATGTAATGATTCAAGATACAACTTATTGGGAACCAGATAGTAGTAAAATAAAATTAGAAGACGAAGAGGTATCTGATGAAGGAACAGAATTATCCGAGCCTGATAAAGTTGACGATAATTTTTTACTAAAGAATCAATTATACCCCATCGTTTTTAGAAGTCATAAGCAAAGAAAAGATTGTATTTATGGAATAGGAGAAGTTGCTCAAGCAATTCCTAATAATAAAGCAGTTAATTTTAACTTAGCGATGATGTTGTTATCAGTACAACAGACTGCGTGGCCTAAAATTATTCAAAAAGCTGGTGCACTTGCAAGACAAGTGATTACAAATGCACCAGGAGAAGTATTAACTGATAATACTCATGGTGCTAACTGGGGTTTTAAATATATGGAACCATCAGGCTTTAGTTCGCAAGCTTTAACATTAACAGATTCTCTTATTAGTTTAACAAGAACCACTACAGGATCTAGTGAAGTAGTTACGGGTGAAGTCATGGGAGCTAATATGGCAGCATCAGCAATCATTGCATTACAAAATCAGGCTAAAAAACCAATCGAAATTTACCAAAAAAGATTTTATAGTGCGCATGTCGAAATAGGAAAAATTTTTGAACAGTTTTTTAAATATTATTATACAGATGATAGGATGTTTAGTTATGAAGAAGATAATCAAACTATAGTCAGTTCCATGAACGGAGAAAATTATCAAAATATAGAATTTTCAACAAATATTGATGTAGGAACTAGTGGTATATTTAGTGAATCATTAACTGTTAGTTTATTAGATAATATGAAAGCTAGCGGGGATATTGATTTTGATGAGTGGATTGAATTATACCCTGAATCAATTATGCCATTTAAGGCACAGTTGAAAAAAATGAGACAAAAGAGATTAGAAGAGCAAGCTATGATGCAAGAACAAGCTTTGTTGCAACAGCAAATGATAGGTGGTAGTGAAGCCTCTTCAATTGAGTCATCAATACCACAGTTACAAACAACTAATTCAACTATGCAACCAGTCTGAAAAAACATTACCTTTCTAGGTAATGCGACAATAATATGAAAGCTTAAGCAGACGCCAAAAGAAGGTCATGCATATGACTGTTTTACACTATGGAGAGTATCTTAGGAATATTATTGTCGCAGTGCTTATAAAGGCACAATGAACACAATTAATTATGTGTTCTTTTATTTTGTAATTCGCATGGAATAGCGCAAAAATCCAGGAGGAAATATGAACGAAGAATTAGAAAGCGAAAAAGAGTTGGACGTCGCTGAACCAACCGAAGTAGAGGAAGAGACTACTGATACAACTACTGAAAATGATGATGAAAATGATGTAACATTTGATGATTCAGAAGGTAATCAAGAATCTGAAAATAGTGAGGAGAAAGAGAAGCCATCATCTAAAAGACAAAGTAGTGAAGATAATTCCAAGTATGCTGCCGCAAGAAGAAAAGCAGAAGAGGAATTTGAAAGTAAAGTAAAAAGCAGAGAAGATGAGGCCTATAAGAGAGGCAGGCTTGATGCCTATAAAGGGAAAATTAATCCTTATACTAATACAGAAATTAAAGATATAACAGATGTAGAAGTTTATGAGGATATGTATAAGCTTTCTGAAGAAGGAAAAGATCCTTTAAAGGACTATGCTTCTTATGCTGCAGATAAAAGACGAGAAGAGACAAGACTAAAACAAGAACGTCAAGAAAGAGAAACTAAAGCCCAGCAAGAAATAGAAGACTTTAGTAAAAAATATCCAGATGTAAATATATCATCTTTGTTTAAAGATGAAGTGTTTATGGATTATGCAGATGGAAAAAATAAATCGTTAATTGATGTCTATGAGTCTTTTAATAAGTTGAAAAACAGTTTCAGAAATCAGGGAATAAAAACTGCTAAAAAGGCTATTGCAAATAATATAAGTTCGCCAGGTAGTCTTGGAAACAGTTCGGACAACTTTATTGATTATGAAAATATGTCAAGAGAGGAGTTCTTAAAAGAGGTTGAAAAAGTAAAAGAAGGATAATAGTGGCGAGCTAGAAGGAGAAAAAATATGGCTGAAACTATAAATACAATAGAAACACTAAGTGTTGAAAATCAAACATTTTACGATAGAACGTTACTTGAACGTGAATTACCAGAGTTAGAATTTTATGAAGATGGAGATAAAAAGACAATCCCAAAAGGAAAAGGAACCAATATTGAATTTAGAAAATTTAATTCTTTAAAAGTTCCAGCAAACTCTTTAACAGAAGGTGTAACACCATCAGGAAATTCTTTAGATATTACAAGTTTAAAAGCAACTTGTAAACAAGAAGGAGATTTTGCAACTGTTACTGATGTTTTAGATATGCAAGCTAAAGATCCAATAATTACAGAAGCGTCTGAGGTGTTTGGAGAACAATCTGCATTGACTGTAGATACTAGAATTAGAGATGTTGTTACTGCTGGTACTACTGTTCAATATGCAGGGGGTAAAGCTAATAGAGATGCGCTTACTGCTAGCGATGTTTTAACAGGAGATGAAATCTTAAAAGCTCATACAAGACTAAAAAATAATAATATTAAACCCTTTGCTGATGGGACATATCATGCAATAATTAATCCACTTCAAGAATATGATTTTATGAATGATACTTCTAATAAAGGATTTGTCGAAGTACATAAATACACTAATAATACACCATTATTAAAAGGAGAAATTGGAAATTATTTTGGTACAAGAATCAGAAGTTCTTCAAATATTGAAAGTGTAGCAAATACAGGAAAGGTAAATGTCTTCAAATCAGTAATTTATGGACGCCATGCATATGGTGTCCCAAATATTGAAAAAGGTGCAGCAAAGGCTTCTATTATTGTTAAACCGTTAGGTTCATCTGGTACTGCAGACCCATTGAATCAACGTTCAACAATTGGTTGGAAATCATTCTTTACTGCAGTTAGATTGAATGAACTAGCAATTTGTAGAATTGAAACTGCTGCTACATTAGCACCAACTGCTGCTACATTAGCACCAACTGCTGATTAGGATTAGAAAGGTAGGAAAAAGATGGCGAAAGATAGTTTAGAAAAAGAAAATATTTCTAAAGATAAAACACAAGAGAATCTTGATGAAACTTTAAAATTAATTCAAGAAGAAAGAGAGTCTCTAAATGAGACTCTTAAATTAATGGATGTGAAAAAAGCAGAATTAGAAAAGTTACAAAATGATTTAAATACTGCAAACGAGGAAGCAACCTCTTTTTCAAAACTTAAGGAAGTTGATGAGGTTACTTTACGTAATGATTCCGTTCAAACTGGAGCAGAATTAAAAAAAGAAAAGAAAATTACTATTACAATACCAAAAAGTGAATTAAACCCTCATGAGATGAATGTGCCTGTTACTGTTAATGGTTGGACATATAATATCAAACGAGGAGAAAGCGTAGAAGTACCTATGACAGTATTTAATATTTTGAAAGAAGCTAAATATCTTTAGTTTCTTTTTTTCAAGTTAGTAGTGAAAGCAAGTGCAACTCTTGTAGACTTGACCACGAGTTAGGAGGATGAAATATGAATTGGGGACAAATTCAGATAGAATCATTAAAGAAAATGTTTTTAAATAATGATGAGTTAGTAGCTGACAAATTAAATGAATATAAAACTGATAAAAAATATAAAACTTATTTATATGCAATGCCACAAGCATGTAATGAGGCTATCAATTATATTACTGAAAATGGGAAACCCTTAGTAAAGGAGTACAAACTCAAGAAAAAAGACAAAAATAAATATAATCTTCCACAACAAGTTCCTAACTTTAAAAGATTGTATCAAATTGTTTATGATGGAAGTAATAGACCGGATTGGTATATTGAAGGTAATAATATACTTGTAATAAACAATTGGAAAGATGGAGATATAACTATTTATTATGAAGCTTACCACGACTTAATCACTTCTAATACAGCTTCTTCTTTTTCATTAGATTTAGATAATCAAATGATAGTATTAATTCCATTGTATATAGCAGCAGAATTATATAAAGATGATGATGTTCAATTAGCTACTATGTATATGAATGAATTTGTAACGAATGTTTCTAATATATCTGGTAAAGATTTTAATCCTAATCCTACACATATTGAATCAGTATTTGGAATGGAGTGGTAGTTATGTATTCAGTACCCACAAGTCAAAGTAAAAATTATTATAATATCGAAAGTTTTTTAGGTGTTGATTTTACTACTAGTCCTTTAGAAGTAGACAAAAGAAGAAGTCCTGATGCTAAAAATATTATTAATAATAATGGATATAATGAAACAAGAAATGGATATGAAATCGTACACAATTTTACAGACCCAATTAATGGTATTTGGAATGTTGATTTAGAAAATAGTGAAAAATTTCTTGTACATGCAGGAACAAAATTATATGAATGTTCAACAGACTTTACTGTTTGTACAAAGATATTAGACAATATGTCTAATAATAGGTCTGTTGGACTGTATTTAGGAGAATATTTAACCATATTTGATGGTAATAGAGCAATCATTTATTCTAATACAGTAGACGGATACAAGGTTTCTTTTTTAGATGAATCTGGATATATACCAACAACCTCAATAGGTAGAGATAGTTCAGGAGGAGGAACTGACTACGAGAAAATAAACTTATTATCACCATATCGAATTAATACTTTTCTTACAGAAGAAATAGAAGAAACAGTAAATGGAGAAGTAGAAAAAAAGCAACAAACAGTATTTAAATTAGATGATAGTAATATAGACAGCGTAGAATTAGTAGAAGTCTTATCTGATAGTGGTTCTTGGGACGTAATTGAATCTTCTGGATATGAAGTGGATACAGTAGCAGGACAAGTGACTTTATCTAGTGCACCAGGAGAATCACCTGTGTTAGGTCGTGATAATGTATCTATAAAATATAAAAAAACTGTACAAGAAAACTATGACAAAATTAACAAATGTACTATTGCAACATTATTTGGATACGAAGGAAACAATAATAGAATTTTTGCAAGTGGAAATCCAGAATTTGCTAATTATGATTTTTATTGTGAACAAGAAGATCCTACATATTGGCCAGATGAAAATTTTACAAAGATTGGTACAGAGCCTATTATAAGTTATTCTAGATTATCCGATGGAACACTGGCTGTCCATAAAAAACAAAGTGATACAGATTGTACTATATATTATCGAAAGACAAATTTACTAGATAATTTGGAAGTCTTTCCTTTAAAGGATGGAGTAAAAAATATTGGATGTATAAGCAAATATGCAAATTGTAACCTGTTAAATGACCCTTTGTTTTTGTCAGAGCAAGGAGTGTTTGCAGTCATAGGAGATGCTGGAGAAAAATTCGCACAACAAAGAAGTTTTTATGTGAATGGTAAATTATTAAAAGAATCCAATTTAGAAAATAGCGTGGCAATTAGTTTATTAGGAAAATACTATCTTGCGGTAAATAATCATATTTATGTTGCTGATAGTAGATATTTAAGTTATCCAAAGCATGCTAGAACAGAACAATATCAGTATGAGTGGTGGTATTGGGACAATATACCTGTAAGGGTATTTTTTTCTTGGAATAATATTTTATATTTTGGTACCGAGTCTGGAGAAATATGCAAATTCAATAGTAGTTATCGTGATAATCAAAATCCAATAGAAGCATATTGGGAGACTCCGTTTTTAGAATTAAACTCTAGCTTTTTTGCTAAAACAATTAAAATGGTTACATTAATTTTAAATCCTAAAGAAGGATGTGATATTGAATTTGGATATGAGTTAGATGATGGGACAGTAGAAATTATCAAAAAGCAGTATCACGATTTAACAGACGATTTTCCAAAAACGATACAAGAAAAAGAAAAAATAAAAAAGTTTATGTTTATTAAATTTTATTTCAAAAATAAAACGCAATATAGAATGACTTTTGAAAGGTTATTAGTTGAATATATTTTAGCTGGTAAATATAGAGGAAATTAAGGAGGTAATAGTATGGCGGCAATTGACGATTGGAGAGCAGCTGCAGATCAAATATCAAATCAAAAAAAGAATGATTATATAAATTCAAATCAATATGTATTAGATAGCATTAATAGTCAAAAGGATGCAGAATTGCAAGGGTTAGCTAATTCTAACACTTCAGCTATAAATGCACTAAATCAAAATAAAGAAGAAGTGAATAAAACAGCATTAGATAATGCAAAGCAGGCAAACATAAATAGACTGCTTGCTTTAAAAGATAATAGAAGTGCTATGAACAGAGCAGGTTTAGGTACACAAGGAGTAGTAGGATCACAAGTAAACTCAATTAACAATAATTATGGAACAAATCTCAACACAATTTTAAAAGATAAAGCAAGTGGTATTAGAGACATAAATAATCAAATTAATGATACTAATTTACAATATGAAACTAATAAAGCAAATTTAGCTGCTCAATATGCACAAATGTATGCAAATAAACAATCTGAAATTCAGTCAGCAGCATTACAAATTGGGCAAGATGCGTATAACAATTATATTTCACAACAACAAGCAGCTGCAGAACTAGAATTTCAAAGACAGCAACAAGAAGAAGCAAATAGATTAGCCTGGGCTCAATTAAGGGCACAACAAGCATCTAGTTATAGTTTTAGTAATAGCAGTCCAAGCTATCAAGTTAGTACAGCTTATTATCAAGGAAATTTAAATCCAGACGCACAATATGGTACTTTCAATAACGATTATCAACCTAATAATGTTAATGGTCAAAAATTAAGTAAAACAGGAAATACGATAACTTTTAATACTCAAACTTTATCAGGTCAAAGGCAAACCGTTACTCAAAATATTTGGAAAGCAGGAGGAAAATATTATTATTGGGATGGAAGATATAATCGATATATTCAATGTACCAAAAAAGGAAAACCAGTATAGAGGTGAATTTTTATGGCCAACTACTATTTAAATGATAACGGAACCACATCAGTTAGAAAACAAGGAAAAGGAAAGAATTACATTTTACAAGATGATGGTAATGTAATAGAAAATAGAATTGCAAATAATACAGTAAAAAAGAAGAAAAAGAAAAAAGAAGAAGAGGAAAAAAACTTCTTAGAGAAAGCTGGAGATTTTGGAATAAGTGTTTTAAAAACCGGAGGGAATATAGCCACTAATGCTGCAACAGGAACTTTGAAATCTTTAGAAGGAGCAGTGGATACTGGATATAGTCTTTTAAATTCTGCAGCAGATTCCATAAATAATCCTCTATTAGAAAAAGCAGAAGTAATTACCGGAAAATCAACAGAAAAGGAAGCAAAAAAACATAGAAAACAAAGAGAAAAAGAGCAAAAAAAGTCAACTAAAGAATTTGTGGCAAGAGATTTAACAAATGAGTTCCAAGATTTTACAGGATGGAATGATGTTGTTGATGATTTTGAAAAAGATTCGTTAGTTAAAAGAAATAATTTAGGTGGACAAATTGCACAAGGAATCGGTGGTATGGTGCCATCTTTAATTATTGGCAATTTGGGAGGTAAAGCATTAGGAGGAACAAGTTCTTTAGCATCTACGTCAACGAAGGGGCTTTCCCTTGGTAAAAAACTTGTTACTACTGGTAAAAACCTTGGAAAAGCTGCAATAAAAAATGCACCAGCCAATACGGCTTTAGCAACGAGTAGTTATGGACAAGCTTTGCAAGAAGCTTATCAAAATGGTGCGACAGATGAAGAAGCTAGAAATTATGCATTAGGATCTAGCGCAACAGAATTAGCTACAGAATGGGTTACAGGTGGAATACCTGGAATTGAAAGCACGGGATTTTTAGATAAAGCAGCTAATAGATTGATTAATAAGGCAACCGGCAAAATTAGCAATAAGCTAGCAAAAGAAATAACAAAAACTGTACTAAATGCTGGATATGAAGCTGTAGGAGAAGGTCTAGAAGAAGGAATATCTGAGATAGTTAGTCCTTTATTAAAAAATGCAACTTATTCAGAAAATGAAAAAGTAAATTGGAATGATGTATTCAATAGTGTCATCGTAGGTGGAATTACCGGAGGAATATTAAATGCACCTGCAACAGTATCTGATTTTAGAAATAATGTATCAGAAATAAGAAATGCCTCTAAAAACGAATCAAAAACTAAAGCAACGTTACCAACAGGTCTAAATCAAAACTTAAATAATAATTCTCATGAATTTAATGGAAATCCTTTAATAAACAATAATAGAGTATCAATACCACTAGATTCAAATACAGTTAATAGATTAAATAACCAAAATAACGCATTTAATCAATCATTAGAGAATGAAAATATAAGCACCAATACAAACACACTACCTGTTGGTAAAAATGAACTAAATAGTCAAAATAGTGAGGAAATTTCAAATATTAATCCTTCAATTGTTAATGATGATAATGTTGCTTATGAGTATGTTCCAGATTCTAATACAAAGATTGATAATTTACGAAAAAGTGCCAATCAATATTTAAATAATAGTAATACATCAAAATCATTTATAGAAACTGCGGAAAAAGTAATTAATGATAAAGGGTATAACATTATCTTAGATAATAATTTAGTAGCATCTAATGGAAATATGGTTAATGCACAAATTAAAACACTTGAAAATGGAGAAACAGAAATAAGAATTAATCCTAATTCTGATAGAGCAGGAGAATTTCTACTAACACATGAAATAACGCATGCGATAGAAACTAGAGATATGGTTGATTTAGTTACAGATTATGCAAGTAAAAACCAAGAATTTAATAGTGCACTAGAATCTTTAAAAGAAACTTATGGAACTAATGAAGTATCTAGCGAAGTTCTTGCGGATATATCTGGTCAATTATTTGGCAATGAAGAATTTATTAATTCTTTATCCGTACAAAAGCCTAATATATTTAAAAGAATATATAATAAGATTGTTTCACTGGCAAATAAAATAACTGGTAATTCTAAAGAATCTTTATTTATTAGAGATTTAAGAGCTAAATGGGAAAAAGCATATAGAGATAATAATAACAAATTTAGCAAGACAGAATATATGATGACCAGTTTAAAGGGAATGGAACAAAGTGTTAAAGCATCGGAAAAGTATCAAGAGATAAAAGATAGATATGATGCTGCTTTATGGTTGGAAAATAAAACTAACAAAAGTACAAGTAAAAAGTATACAAATGAAGAAATAAGAAAAATAACTGGTTGGTTCAAAGATAAAGAAGGAAATTGGGAGTTTGAAATATCTGATAAAAACACAAAAATTTTGGAAAAACTTTCTCCAAACACTTCATATAAACTATCAGAAATATTTGAAGCAAAAACATTATATGATTTATATCCTGAATTAAAAACTGTAGAATTACAAACTAAGAACATGAAAAGTAATGGGAGTTTTAACAGTCAATCAAATAAAATAATGTTAAATAATAAATTACTAAATAATTCAGAGTCAGTAAGAGGTACAATTCTACATGAAATACAACATTATATACAGAATGCGGAAGGACTTCCTACTGGGACTACGATTTTATTTGGTAACGAAAGATATGCTAACAGTAAAGGAGAAATAGAAGCAGCAGATACAAAAAATAGAAGAAATATGACTGTTGAAGAAAGAAAAAGAACTTCTCCAGAAAGTTCTAAAAAAAATCCAATTCATCCCAATAGAGAGGCTATATTAAATCATAAAAGAAATATAAAAGAAAAAATTGCAGAAAAGTTATATAATATATTAGAAACTAAAAATACAAAATCCGATGATATTATTGATAATGTAATTGATAAGTTTTATAATAAATATGGTGATGACATTTATGAAAATATTGAAAGTTATGAAGAACAAATTGTTAACCAAGTTGTACAAACTAGCAAAAAAGATATTAGATCAGACGGAAGAAAAACTCGGGACGGATTGGGGAACGGACGACAAAATGATGTAAATAAGGAACTAGATAATAGTTCTTTTTCTTTTGATAAAAACAAGGTAAAACTAACCGACGAAGAGATAAATAAGATTAATAATAGTTACAGTAGTGAAAAGATTACTGAAAACAAAGAAGAATTAAAGAAGATAGTAGAATCAACAGTTAATGATGAATGGTCAAAAGATAATATAAGATATTCTAAAGAAGATGGAAAATGGCAAGATTTTGTAGAAAAAAACTTTAAATCAAAAGGTAGTAAATCTTATTTTAAAGACATGAAATTAAAAGAAAGTAAAAATATTGAGCAAGATTTACGAAACAAAGAAATCAAAAAAATCCAAAACAAGAATGATAAGTTAAAGAAATCAAAACAAAAAATCATGACAAAAGAGGCTGAAAAAATATTGCAGTTTTCTGACTATCAAACCAAACAAAAATTTCAAAATTTAATATCTGAATACTATGATAATCCAGATTATAATAAAATAAGGCAAGATATTTTGGAAAATTTTAGCGAACAAAAAATAGAATATATTAATGATGAATTAAATGAGATAAAAAGAAATATCAGAAGTACAGACTTAAAAGTTGACGACCATGTCAAAAAGAATTTAACAGATTATTCTTTTTTTCGCAAAAGTAATTTTAATAAATTAAAGTTAAAGAATGAAGGACAATCAATCGATTCATTTTATACAGAATTATCTGATATGTATCCATCAATATTCAGTAAAGATATCACAAATGAAGTAGACCAACTTCATAGACTTTCTGAATTTATGAATGAGGATAATACATTGGTTGAAAAATACAAATTAGATGATAAAGCAATAGATGAAGCAACTAAATATATTTATGATTCTTTAAAAGATAATGTAAATATAGATGATATTATTAACAGTATTAATATATCACCTAAAGAAATTCGAAGAGAAAAAACAAATCAGTATCGAGAAGAAGCAGAGAATTTTGTAAAAGATTCATTTAATTGGAAAGACAAAAAATCTGGACTAGCTTACAAAATTAATACAATGAAAAGAAATTTCTATGATATTATGCCTAAAAAAGATGCAGAAAGATTGTATACAAACTATGTTGAACCTATATTTAATCATAATGCTGCTATGCAAAAGGATATTGAAACTTATAATAAAAGAATAGAAAAACTAAAATTAAATGACAAAGAATCAACTGCAGTACAAATGCTAGGTGAATACAAATACAATCCAGAAACTCTTTTAACTGGTTCGCAAATTGACGAATTTATTAGTAAAAATAAATTAGATTACGACAAGATTTCAAATGCAGTAGAGGAATTTAGAGGATTATATGATGAGTTGTATGATAGAGTAAATGCTGTATTAAAATCACAAGGTTATAAAGAGGTAGATTACAGAAAAGGTTATTTTCCACATTTTATTGATGATAAACCTACAAGCATTGTTGGAAAATTAGCAGAAAAGTTGGGGTGGAAATTTAAGAACAATGATTTACCAACTTCTATAGCTGGTATCACAGATCAATTTAAACCAGGAAAGGTTTGGACTTCCTTCTCACAACAAAGAAAAGGAAAAATAACGGATTATAATGCTTTAAAAGGCTTCGACAATTATATTAGAGGGGCTATGCAAGATATCTATTTCACAGAAGATATTCAAAAACTAAGAGCGCTTGAAAATGAAATTAGATATCAGCACTCTGATAAAGGTGTACAATCAAAAATTGATGAAATATATGATGATACTTCTTTATCATTCGAAGATAGACAGGATAAAATAGAAAAAATATATGCTACATATATTACTCCACTTAACAATTTTGTTACAGAATTAAGAGACTATACAAATGGAATTGCAAACAAAAAGAGCGGACTAGATAGAACTGTTGAAGCACTATCTAATAGAAAATTTTATAATGTAATGGAAAATGTTAGTAGTAGGTTATCAGCTAACATGGTAGGAATGAACTTAGGAAGTGCAATAACAAACTTTATTCCTATCACACAAGCCGCTTCTCAAGTGAAATCAAAATATCTTTTAAAAGGATTAAAAGAAGCAATCAAAAATCAATATTCTACTGATGGATTTGATAATAAATCTGTTTTTCTAACATCAAGGTTAAATGAAGCTGATAGACTTTACAAAACTAAACTAGAAAAAGTAAGTGAAAAAATGAACTTCATGTTTAACGGCATTGATTCTATTACTTCTAATACGATTGTTAGAGCAAAATACTATGAAAATAAAGCAAAAGGAATGAGTGAATTTAATGCAATGCGCAATGCCGATGAATTTGCTCGAGATTTGATGGCCGGTAGAACAAAAGGAGAAATGCCAACCGCGTTTAATTCTAAAAATCCTTTAGTAAAAATGTTTACTTCATTTCAATTAGAAGTTAATAATCAATTTGGATATATGTTAAAAGATTTACCACGAGATTTGGGAGATGAAACTAAAAAGAAATTAATAGGTGCATTTATAAAGATGTTTGTAGGTGCGTGGATGTATAATCAACTTACAGAAAAGGTAGTAGGAAGAAAATCTTCATTCTCTCCAATTGATACTATAAAAGAAATTTATGATACAGCTACTAATGATAATTTAAAAATAACGGATAAATCAGCTGATATGTTAGAAAATTTAACACAGGATATTCCTTTTGTTGGAGGACTGGTTGGTGGTGGTAGATTACCAATTTCTAGCGTTGCTAATCCATTAAATGTCATAAAAGGCGAAAGTACGGTCAAAGATGAATTAAAGAAATTAGGTTACTATACAATATTACCTTTTGGTGGAGGACAATTGAAGAAAACCGTAGAAGGTGCTTCGATGTACACTAATAAAAAAGAGATAAAGGGAAGTTATACAAGCAAAGGGGATTTAAGGTTTGAAGCAAAAAAAGATCCTTTATCAGTCGCTCAAAATTTATTGTTCGGACAATATTCAAGCAAATCGGCTCGAGAATATTTTGCTAAAAGATATGCACCAATAGATTCAAAAACAATGAAGAAATTACAAAAGCAAAATTTAAGCGTTGATGAATATAGAAGATATGAAGATAATTATTCTTCCTTAAAGACCAAATCAGGTAAAAAAATTAATGATATAAAATCAGATAAATCAGATGGAAAACCGGTTTCTGGCAGTGCTTCAGCAAAGAAGGCTTATCTAATAATGAATAGTAATTTTTCCAAGAAGGAAAAAAACTATATGCTATCGAAGTTAACAACATCAGATAAATATCCTAAGGTAAGTGATTTGGAAAAGTTACCAAATGATAAAAAAATATATAAATTCTATTATTCAATGAATAATGATGCAAGAAAAGAATTTAATAAAGAATTAAATAATTTAGATATTTCAGCAGATAAATTATGCGACTATTATTTAACAAGGAAAAAGTATAATAATGAATACGTTTCTGGTTTTGCTAAGTCAAAAATGGTGGATTATATACAGAACTCTAATTTAAATGAAAATACAAAATGGTATTTATATAATAAAGATTACGGAAGTGAGTCATTAGAATTATTAAAGAATACTTTTAGTATAAAGACAAGCGATTATTTTAATGTGATGAAATATGCAGAAAAAATAAAAAATGAGTATTCTGGAGAAAAACAATCTAGATTGAGAAAAAATATGATATATCAGTATATAAATAATTTGAAAATTTCTGCAAGACAAAAAATAATTTTATTTAAGCAAGCCGGTTATACAACATCAACGGGCAAAGCTAGTATGTATGATTATATTAATAATCTAAATTTATCAGCAATAGAAAAACAAGAAATATGGGATGCAATATATTAGGTGGTGAAATAGTATGGGAGTAAATTATGATCCTAAGTATGATACAGATCAAGTCACATTCGGATATTTAAAAAAAGTATTAGGAGAAGACAACATTAAAGCTGCAAATACAAAAAACGATGATATTCAATTTTGTAAGAACTACGGTTCTACGCCAATTCCCCCGTATAATATTGGTGATACATGGACAACATCAACTAAAGTATACAATTGTATAAGAGCTCGAAAAATGGGCTCTTTTTCAATTGATGATTGGGTTGTTGTATATGATAAAGAGACTAATACAGCTATTTCTAATAGTTTACAATTCTTGAGTTCGGTCGAGTTGCTAGAAAGTCCAGATAATAAAATAGAAACATTTTATATGGAAGATGAGCCTTCAGAAAATTGGAGTACTACAGAAGAAAAAAATAATCATCTGGGAGATTACTATCAAAATTCACAAGATTTTAAAACTTATAAATATGTATTAAAAAATAGTGAATATAAATGGGAAGAAGTTAAGGTAACAACGATAATCTTTAATGCCAGTACAACACATAAGAACATATTTTTAAAACGTCCCTCAGAGTATGAAGAAAGCGATATTTGGAGAGTAAATAATGTTGATGATGTAGCATTATTAAAAGATGCAGAACTTGGCGACTTTTTTAAAGCTACAAAAAAAAATCAACTATTTACAGAAACTGATTGGGAAAAGATTACAAACGAATTATCTTTAAAGGGAAATATTTATTCTTCAGCGGGAATTCAAGTCTCTGGTGATAATCTATTAGCAAATTTACAGTATACATCTACAGGATTGTATAATGGCTATTCTTTGTTAGGCTTTAATAAATATTTCACAGTAACAGGAACAGTAAAAAATTATTCGGATATTGCTATTGATATAGACTTACCTGATAATTTTAAGGTTATATCAGCTTATTTATCTTTATATCATACGCCAGTTTATTGGAGCTATTACAATGAAAGTTCTCAAGCCACAGGAGAAAATTGGGGATATTCGAGAAATTTAAAACTATATAAGATAAAAAATGAAAATAACTTTAAGTTATTTATGGCCTTTGCTAATGAATATCGTTATGAGTTTAATAAGTCTGATATGGAAGAAATAGTAAATGCATTTAAAAGTACATCATACACACCAACTAATCAAAGTGGAACAAGTATTGTAAGAAAGGATACTATTAATCTGAAATCATATTTAAACGAAGTTGGTAAAACAAAATTGATTATTAGAAGCAGTGATAACATTCCAAGCAATGATACAGACGTAACAAAACAAACTGGAATGGCAAGAGCAATTGTAAATATTTTAGGATATATTAATCCAAAGGAGGGATAAGATGTTTAAGATTGATGATTCTGATAAAACTACAATAAAATGTACCCGAGGAGATAAAGGAAATATATTTATAACAAAAAAGAAGAAATCTGATGGCAGCATAGAACCATTTTATAAAGATGATATAGTTATATTTACTGTAAAAAACAATTTTGGTGATAGTGAAGCCGTACTTCGTAAAGAAATAAAAGTAGAAGAAGATTGTAATACTATAAAGATTCCATTATCAAAAGAAGATACCACGATTGGTGATTTAATTGCAAGCCCTGTTAAATATCAATATGAAGTGTCCATAAATAACGACCTCACTATTTTAGGCTATGATGAGAAAGGTCCTAAAATTTTTCAATTATATCCGGAAGGGAGTAATGATGAATGATTGAAGATAATAATGTAGAAATAGAAGCTATTATAGAAGATGATAGTATTGTTTTAGAAACAGATTTAGATCAACGAGGGGAAAGAGGTCCACAAGGAGAAATTGGGCCAGTAGGGCCACCAGGACCTACTAACACTCTAACAATAGGAAACGTAACTAAAGGTGATGAAGCTTCAGCAAGTATTACAGGAACCAGTCCTAACCAAGAATTAAATTTAGTACTACCAAAAGGAGATTCGGGTCCGCAAGGAGAAATAGGGCCAGTAGGGCCACCAGGACCTACCAACACTCTAACAATAGGAAGAGTAACTAAAGGTGATGAAGCTTCAGCAAGTATTACAGGAACTAGTCCTAATCAAAAATTAAATTTAGTACTACCAAAAGGAGATCCAGGTCCACAAGGAGCAACAGGAGAAAAACCAACAAAAGGAATAGACTATTTTACAGAAGATGATATAGAAGATTTGAATATAAATAGAATAGAAAAATATATTCTGCTATCAGATATGAGTGATACTCCACCGAAAGAAATATCACTAAATGACAGATATTATAATACGTCTAGTAAATTAATATTTACTGCCATAGACGAATCACACTGGAGTGATTTTTCCGAAAGCCCTAAAAAGAATGTGTTTTATATAAATATAAAAGATGGTGCTATATATTATTGGGATGGTATTAATATGACCTTAATTGCGCCCAATACTTCAGTATATATAGGAACTTGTACTGATGAAGAATTAGAGGCTGCAATTGCAGCTTCGGATTAAGGAGGGAGAAATATAAATGAAAATAAGTAAACCTAAAATGTACATGGGGGGGAGAGCTTTATAAGCTTATTCTCTCATTTGAAAGGAGGGAGAGGCTAACATTTAATTCTCTCTCTTCTTTATTTAATGAGGTGGACTATGAGTAATGAAGTGTTAAAGGATAAGGATGGGAATATATTAAACCCCAAAATTCCTAGATATGAAATAAATATAAAAGAAGAAATATCAAAGACAGGAAGACAAGTCTTAGGTAAGGATGAATATGAATTAAGGATGAGTATTGGTAAAATGCCGAATAAGGATTCAAAAAATATACCTCTTCCTATCGACTTTTCATCAATAACACCTACAATGCCATTAGCAGTTTGGGGAACTAGTGATTTAGGAGAGATGATTCCCGCACCGAGAATGGCCTCATCAACAGCATATATAAACTATTATATAAGTGGTAATAATTTTGTACTAACAACAACAAATGATAGTTCTAGGTTTGATGCCTTTTTAATACTTACATTTACTTATAATTAAAGCTTATGAAATATTATGAATGCATGTTTAAAAAACCAAAACAATGATATATTCAATCCTAAGATTCCACGCTATGAATCTTCCTATATAGTTGCAACTTTAGCAAAAAAACAATTACTTAATAATAGTATACAATTAGTAAAATTTGATACAGCAGAAGAAGAAAATGGATTTTTTAAACTAGATGTAGAAACAAATAAAATAGAAGTATTAAAAAATTGTACAGGCTTGTTAAGTGGTAATATTTTTGTTGATGGAAGTGGCGGTGATGGATATGTGTGGTCACATATCAGGATAAATTCAAAAGACATTACATCTAACTTAACTAGAATTATTAACAGAGATTATGTTCAATGCTCAGTTCCTGTAGTTATAAAAAAATTAAACAAAGGTGATATCGTAGATATGTCAGTAGACTACGCCACGACAGGTGGTAATCCAAGTATAAGGAACTCAAGTGACAACACATTTTTGTCAATTGTTAAAATTTAAATGAAGAAGTAGAGATAATCAAATAGCCATGCTATGGACTGTTTAACAGATAAAGATAATAAAATATTAGATATTGCAATCCCTCATTTGGAATGCGAAATAATAAATAACGATAATGCGATAGCGATAAAATACGCCAATGGAACAATGATTTGCGCTGGCAAATATACTGGAAATTCCAAGCTATCTGCTTTTTTTACACAGTATATGCGTAGTGAAGAAGATATAAAAGTAAATTTTCCAGCAACTTTTATAAGTAATCCGTATGTGGTATTACAGCCTACATACGATACTTACAGTGTTGCGAATATTTTAAATTCAGTAAGTCCAAATAATTTTGGATTTACCGCACTAAAAGGGAAAGACATTACAAATGTGGCCACGGTTTCCTGTTATTATATTGCTATCGGAAGATGGAAATAAAGGAGTTAATATGAATCAAAAGAAAATAATACCAATCATGCTGTTTGTTGTACTATTTATGCTAATATTTAATTTTATATTTGCTTTATATGAATACCTAGAGTTTCAAGATAGAATTGAAAGTGGAAACAGTAGATGGAAGCAAGTTGAAGAGAGAATAGAAGAGATAGAGAGGTGTTGTAATTGGAAGAAATAGCAAAATTAGTAGCCAATTATGGAGTTTCTATAATTATAGTAACTCTTTTTATTTGGGATTGGTTTACTAATAAGAAAGACATGAAAGGCACAATTGAAGTTATAAAAGATACTTCAATAAACATATCCAAAAGTCTAGATTTATTGCAAAAAAGTATGGACAGACATGATGAAAAATTAGATAAATTATTAAACAATGGAAGGAAGTGATTTTAAAATGGAAATAACTTATGTAGTAATAATAGCAATAGTAGCTTATATTTTGGGAGCAATAACAAAAATTTTTATTGATGCAATACCTAACAAGTACATACCAATTCAGAATGTAATAGTAGGTGTTATAAGCGCATTAATTTGCTATTTTACTGGTATTGAAGAAAAATTATTACAAGCTATAGTCTTATGTCTAATAGCTACAATGGGAGCTGGTGGTATTGTTGATTTAATTAATATCAAAAATAAGTAAAGGATAGTGAATAATTATGTTAAATAAAAAAGCTAGTTATTTAAAAACCAATAAAGAACAAGAAGAGAGAATAAAAGAATTAAGAGTTGCGTTTTCTAAAATGTATGATGCTATTGATAATCTTTGTGAAATTAGTAGAGAAACTTCATTAGCTATTACTAAATTAGAAGAAGCACAGTTTTGGGCTATTAAGGGAATTACTAGAGAGGAGGAAGAATAATGGCTACATTTGAAAAAGAACATGAAGAATTATCTAAAGAAGAAGCTTCAGTAGAAAACGTTAAAGAAGGTATTGTTGAAGATGGTAAAGGAAGTGATAATTAATGGAAATTATTGAAATGTTAGCTCCACTAGGTTATAAGTGTAGACCTGGAATTTCTCGTACTGGGTTCAGAGGAATAACGATTCATAATACTTCGAATTGGAACAAAGGTGCAAATGCTATTGCACACGCAAATCTTTTAAGAGGTTCATGGAAGAATGTTACTACATCTTGGAATTATGTGGTAGACCAAGATAGAGCTATTAGATGTGTTCCAGAAAATGAAGTTGCTTGGTGTCAAGGGGATGGAAATGGTGATGGAAACATGAAGACCATTTCAATAGAAATCTGTGACAATTCGGATGGTGACATTAGAAAAGCTACTGACAATGCTGCAGAATTAGCAGCACAAATTCTAAGAAGATATGGAGTGACTAATGCAAGTGCTTATTTATTCCAACATAATCATTGGACCGGTAAAGATTGCCCTTATGATATTAGAAGAGGCAAACCTTATGATTGGAACACATTTGTATCAAAGGTACAATCTAAATTAAATGGAACATCTAGTTCTGCTGGAGATCAAATATTAACAGTTGGATCTAAAGTAAAGTTTAATGGTGTGTTCAAAGTAAATGAAATCATATTACCTAATAATAAATATAAAAATGGTGCTATTGGTTGTTATGACACTTGCTATGGTTCTCCTTGCGGTATTGATGATTACATTCCAAGTGGACCAATTGCAAAATGTAATTATGATGGCAGTAATGCAAATTATAATGCTATTCTTAATAAAGGTGATTACTGGAAATGTGATAAAGAATTTACTGTTAAGGCAGTAGAATTACCTACAAAATATTTACCAAACGGAGTAGCAATCCTTGAAGCTGATGGAATTAGATTCAGATGTGATTGTGGTCCATTGTATGAAGTTGCTAATTCATAGATTAATTAATTGCAATTTTAAAAATTTGCATAATAAAATAGTAAAAACAAACCAAAAGAGACTCTCATTTCACTAAATTAGTGATTTGAGGAGTCTCTTTTTTTATGTTTAAATGTCTCTAGGAAAGGAGAAATTGTATGATTACAAAGATTTTAAATGACGAAGAAATAACTATGTTTAATAAGATCTATGAAATTAAATCAGAAATTGTATTTATTAAAAAGGTTGGTAGTAGGTACTATGCTAAAATTAATGATTCTAATTACTTCAGGCTAAATAAAAATATAGCTAAATTGTTTATATAAAATAAATATCTCTTTCTGGAAACAAACATATATTATACCAGAGTAAATCTGTTGCTTTTTACTAATAATATAAGTAGAAAAGAAGGTGAATCTTTAGTGAAAACACTTGACAAATTGTACAAAAAAGTTGTAGCATATCTAGCAAATATGTGCTATTCTATATCTAGAATAGGTAGTGTTAGGGTGTTGCTTATGAAAAGAGGAAAATATTCAGCTATGGATATAGCAAAATGGTTTTTGTGGAAGAATAAAGTAGAACAATTAGAAAATGTAACAGAATATGATGATTATGAAGTCTATGAAAATCTTACTCATTTAAAATTGCAAAAGTTATTATATTATGCTCAAGGTAGTTTTTTAGCATATGCAAATGCGCCACTTTTTAATGACAAGATAGAAGCTTGGACGCACGGTCCAGTAGTACGTGAAGTTTATAAAG